CCGCCACAACCTGGCGCTGGTGACGTGGGACAACCCGGACCAGAGTTTTGCGACGGACAAAGAGCCTGTCTTTGATGACGTGGCGTTGGCTGAAAGCGGATCGGTAAACGAACTGTCGGTGGACGCCTACGGTTGCACGTCGCTCGGACAGGCGCAGCGGGCAGGCCAGTACGCGCTGATCACTGAGCAGACGCAGACACGAGGCGCGACCTTCCGCGTCGGCCTCGACGGCAGCATTCCTAAGACAGGGCAGATCATTGCCGTAGCTGACCCCATGTTGGCCGGTCGTGCCAACGGTGGGCGTATCAGCGCGGTGGCGGGGCGCGTCATCACCGTTGACCGCGATATCGATCTTTCGACCGGTGCCAAGCTGCGGGTAAATCTGCCCAGCGGCAAGACCGAGGCGCGTGTGATCACTTCACTCAGCGGCCGTCGTGTCACCCTGGCTGCCAGCTTCAGCGAAGTACCGGAAGCCGAATGCGGCTGGATACTCGAATACGACGACCTTAAAACCATGCAGTTTCTGGTGCGCAACATCACGCGCCCGGAGTGGCACGAGTACCAGCTCGAGTGCATCCAGCACGAACCGAGCAAGTTTGACGCCATCGACTTCGGCGCCGTGGTGGATATCCGTCCAATAAGCGGCATTCCGGTGGGTGTGCAGGCTGCGCCGGGTGCCGTGTTCGTGACACAGCACGTTGTGATCGAGCAGGGCATCGCAGTTACCAACATGACCATCAGTTGGGATGCTGCGCCAGGCGCGGTTGCGTATGACGTGGAATGGCGCTGGGGCTCACGGGAGTGGGTCAAGGTGCCGCGTACCGGCGAACAGTCGGTTGATGTGCCCGGCATTTACTCCGGTCAGTACATGGCCAGGGTGCGCGCTGTCAGCGCCTTGAACGTTTCGTCTCTGCCCGCCACGTCATTGCTGACGAACTTGCAGGGTAAAACCAGCTTGCCACCTGCCATCACGTCGCTGACCGCCACTTCGCTGATATTCGGAATCAAACAGAACTGGACCTTCCCGCCGGGTGCGGAAGACACACAGCGCACGGAAATCTGGTACGGGCCGACGACAGACCTGGCCAAGGCCACGAAGCTCAGCGACCTGGCCTACCCTCAGTCGGAAAACGTCATGCAGGGGTTGCTGGCGGGTGTGACGTTCTTCTTCTGGGCGCGGCTGGTGGATCGCACCGGCAACGTGGGGCCGTGGTATCCGGCCGGTATAGGCGTCATGGGGCAGGCCAGCAGCGATGCAGGCCCTGTTCTGGATCTGCTGGACAAGCAGCTGACCGAAAGCCAGTTCGGTGAACACCTGCTTGGCAGGCTCGACCTTATCGACGGCGACGGACCTGGTTCCGTTAACGAGCGACTGGAAGAGCTCAAAGCCAATATCGGAGAAATCACCGACGCACTGGTATACGTGCCGACCGATGCCTATGTGCGCGACAACACCGTGCGCGTGGGTGACAACCTCTGGACGGCCATCACGGCTGTTCCTGCGGCGGACAACGGATCGAACGGTCCGCCGAACCCGACTTACTGGGTCAACACGGGGCAGTCGATCAGGTCGGCTAATGCACAGGCGGATCAGGTATCCAAAAACACAGCCAACATCGCGACGGTCGACGGCAAGACCACTGCGACAGCAACCCAACTGAATGCGCTGCAGGCCTCGTCGAGGGATGACGGCGTAGAAGGCGAAATGGCCGCTGCTCTCAAAGCTTGGGAGGAAACAGCCAACTACGCGCAGGAAGTCAGGGTACGCACTGAGAATGACTTCGCTCAAGCGCAACGCACCACGCTTCTGGATGCGCGGGTAGCTGGCAACGACGCAAAAATAAGCATCGTTGAAACTGCGCAAGCCACGGACAGGGAGGCGACTGCACAGCAGATCACAAACCTGACGGCGACGGTTACCACGAACCAGACAACGGTTCAGGCGGCCATTCAATCCGAAGCGGCCACGAGGTCTAACGCTGACGGAGCGCTGGCTACCCGGATTGAGACGGCGCAGGCCAAGGCAAACGACGCGACAGTTGCGGTTCAGCAGACAACCAGTGCGCTGGCCACCACTAACAACAAGCTGGCCGGGATCTGGTCGGTGAGGATGGAGCTCACACAGAACAACATCCCGTATGCGGCCGGGTTTGGGCTTGGTCTTGAGAGCGGGGCGGCAGGCACGACGTCGCAGTTCGTGGTGAGGGCCGACACGTTCTTAGTGATGAATACCAGCTCGCAATCGCCGCAGTCGTTTTTCGGCATTACTGGCGGGCAGACATTCATCCGTTCGGCGTTTATCGAGGACGGCTCAATCAGCTGGCTGAAAGTTGGCAACCTTCAATCCTCTGACTACGTGGCAAACCTTAGCGGGTGGGCTTTTCCAAAGACCGGCCCGTGGCAGCTCAACGGAAGTATGGCCGATGGGCGCAGGTCAACCATCAGCAACTCATCCATCAAGATGTATCACGCCAACGGTGTTCTTGGCATCGATTTGAGTCTTTGACATGACGGGGATAACTCTAAAAACCGCTGATGAACGAGTGCTGGTCGACATGACCATGAAGCTCAGTCAGACAATGGGTAGTGTCGATACGAACGGCGTTGATGGGGCAGTGACGATTCCAGCGCCGCCCCCTGGGAAAGCGGCCTACTTTATTCCTGTCCCGCTGGTGGATCTCCAGCGGGAAAAAGGAAAGAGGCCAGGCATTACGTTGTCTGGCACTTCGCTGTCTTGGGCTTATTCCTACAACACCAACGGTTGGGGTTACTTCTCGGCGAACTGTCGAATTTATTATGGGTATTACTGATGACTTCGTTGGTAGTAAATAAAGATACCGGTGAATTGTTGTTCGATACTTCCAGAATATGTTACGGACTGGTTAAGAGCGGCTATCTGGTCGCCGGAGAAGTCTGGCAGAGAAAGGTGCTGCGGTCGGTTACAAACGATCCCGATCAGGGCGGTAGTTACATCGACAGCGCGCGAACAGGCGACCAGATGTTCACGACAACCGTAAATAGCCCTCGATCACCGATTGTGTTTCTCGTTGGTAAAGGGTGCCTGCAAGGGACGTCGATCAGCGGTTCAACTATGACGCTCCACTTCAGCGCAGCAAGTACCGCAACAAAGGCTTATGTGTTCGATCTGATGGCCGACAATATTCCCGGATCACCGTACCTGAAGACGTACACCGATCAGGGTGTATGCACCTTCAATTCCCTCCAGCCTCCCTTAAACGTGGTTGCGTCTGTCCAAGCTCCTGCGCCAGGCGCGGCGGACGCATGGAACCGTAGGCCTCTACCTTATGCGGGAGGGAGCTGGCAGGCCATCCGGCCCCAGACGGCTTCTGTCGATTTTCAGACTCACTTCGTGGTTGATATAGCGCTGGGACAGGGAATCGAATATGCCGCTTGCTTGCCTTGGTCCCGCGCTGCTGCGGGGTATATTGATGCATCGATTACGGGCGTAAACGCCAAAGTTATCGGTTTCTCTGAAGGAGCTTACGGGCGCAACGGTGGTATCAGCTTCATGTTTGCACCAGCTGGCGCTACGTCCAGTATCGACTTGTCCAGTAACCAGTACAGCATCCCCGGCTCTCTGGCCAACCTTCCCTTGGATCGATACCCACAGGCGCTTGTTGTTCCGACAGCGAACTTGCCATTCCCTTACAACTGAATTTTAAGGAAACCTTATGCCTTGGTCGAGAGGCGGCACAGTTGCCGTAACCCAAAATTCCACGACTGTAACTGGCACTGGCACAACGTTCACGTCCTCAAGGATCGGCGATGCGTTCAATGCACCAGACGGCCGACGTTATGAAGTGTTCAACATCATCAGCGACACCGTGTTGGCAATTATCCCTGCTTATACGGGCGCAACTGTCAGTGGCGCTGCCTATTTCATTGAGCCAGTCCAGGGTTACCCAAAGGCGCTGACAGATGCTTTTAATACGGTAAACCAGCGCTGGGGTAACACGCTTGCGGCGCTGGGCAGCACTGGTAATTACGACACGCTGCCACTCGCGAAGGGTGGTACAGGTCGCACTGACGGTAGAGCGCTGTTCTCAGAGGTTGGGGTGCAGCAGGCTAGCGCTCTCTACAATTTCCAAGGTTTGTACATGGGCTGGAACGCCACAGCTGGCGAAGGGCATTTTATTGTCAACCAAGGTGGCGGCACAGGAGGGTTTACTTGGAGGTCGGTCAACAGCGGTAACACTGCCACTGGCCCATCTATGTCATATAGCTATGCGGGGGTTCTTAATGTCCCTACCTTGAACCTTAGCAATGCTTTAGGGATAGCATACGGGGGTACTGGGGCTACTACTGCGGCAAACGCCCGTGCGGCTTTAGGATTTGTTGCAGGACAAAGCGTAGTTGTAGGCTCTATGGAGCTGATAGGGCCAGCTCCATACCTAGACTTTCACTTCGGCAGTACTACTGCTGACTATGACGTCAGAATGATAAATGATTCGTCAGGCGTTTTGACTTTAGACGGCATTCTGCGCTCTCGCTCAACACGTTGCCGCACCGGGCTTAATGGTTCATGGGGAAGCACGGGTTACAACTTCAACTGGACCGGCAGTAACGTTGACGTCTACATCGATGCGACCTATGTCGGTACCATGACGCTATTTACATCCGACTACCGTATCAAAAAGTTTGTTAAAACTCTGTCCGATAAGCGAGATATGCCTGCTAACTCAGCACCGTCGCTATTTCTGGATCGGATTGACGCCTATCGAGTTGTCACCTTTCAAAAGAAAATATTCGGCGCTGTGTTTTTTGGCGATGGCACTACCTATCAAGGCTTGATCGCACACGAGGCTCAAGAGGTAAACCCGCTGGCCGTTACCGGCGAGAAGGACGGTGTCGACGAAAACGGCAACGCACGTATCCAGCAGCTCGACCCGATGGCCTTGATCACAGACCTGATGGGCGCCGTCAAGGAGCTGCGCGCCGAGGTTATAGCGCTCAAGGCCGCTGCACAGCCAGCGCCCGAACCTGCCGCTGCGTAACATCTGCACAGCAACACCCGCACCCCGCCATCGAGCGGGTATTTTTTTGCCTGGAGAAACCCAAATGCCCATCACCACACAGCAGTTGCTACTGATCCTCCCGAACGCCGGCCAGAAAGCCGGCGTTTTTGCACCCGTCCTGAACACGGCAATGAGCAAGTACCAGATCGTGACGCCGCTGCGCATCGCGGCTTTCATCGCCCAGGTCGGTCATGAGTCCGGTCAACTGCGTTACGTCCGCGAGCTTTGGGGGCCGACGCCGCAGCAGTTGGGGTACGAGGGGCGCAAAGACCTGGGCAATACCGTTGCGGGTGACGGCTCGAAATTCCGTGGTCGCGGCCTGATTCAGGTGACGGGCCGGGCCAACTATGCCGACTGCGGCGAAGCGCTGGGGCTGGACCTGATCAGCCATCCCGAACTGCTTGAGCTGCCGCAGCACGCCGCAATGTCCGCGGCTTGGTTCTGGCACCGGGCCGCACTCAACACGCTGGCCGACAAGGGCGACTTCCTGACCATCACCAAACGCATCAACGGCGGCACCAATGGCCTGGCTGACCGTCAGGCGCTGTACGACCGAGCGCTTGAGGTGCTGGCGTAATCACCGTGCTGATTGGAAACGCCACTCAACCGATCAATTTCAGGCCATAGGCCGCTGGGGAATGCTGTGCAGACAGTGACGAAGCAAGAGACCTACGACCGCACCATGAAAGTTACGTTGGTAGTGAAGGCGAACGGCGGATCGGTGACGGTCCAGATCCAGGCGGGTGACAGCTGGATCAATACCGACACGCTCTGGAAAGACGGTGCTTATCAGTTGAGCGTTCCTCCCGCGACGATTCGCATTGTGCCAGCTGCTGGCGCTGCATTTGAGGTATTCGCATGAGCCTTCTGGTCAACCCGATCCCACGCCGCCAACCCATCCGGCGTGGCCTTGGCCTGCTCGGCGATAGCTTCTCGGGCAACTGCCACACCATCGCCGCGACAGCGTTCGGCACCGAGGCCTACGGCTATGCGGGCTGGATCGCGGCGCGTACCGGCCTGTTTCCGAGCTACGTCGACAACCAGGGCAAGCTCGGCGACCACACTGGGCAGTTTCTGGCCAGGCTGCCGGCATGCGTTGCGTCGTCCACTGCCGACCTGTGGCTGCTGCTGTCGCGCACCAACGACAGCACCACGGCAGGTATGAGCCTGGCCGACACGAAAGCCAACGTGATGAAGATCGTCACCGCGTTCCTGAACACGCCCGGCAAGTACCTGATCGTCGGCACCGGCACGCCGCGCTTCGGTGGCAGGGTGCTGACCGGTCAGGCGCTGGGG